GGCACTGCCCGCAGCCGTGACGAGGTTCACGCTGATCGTCGCCGCCGCGGCGCTGTAGTTGGTCGCCGTGAACTTGTCGATGATGGTCTGGACACCGCTTGACGTGTACTGCGTCGTCTGGCTGTTCTCCGCGGTCTTGGCCGGGATGATGTTGCTGATGGTTACGGCCATTTATACCTCCAAGGAACTCACGTTGTCAGTCACGGTTAAAATGATCGACGGGACAGCCGGATGAATAGCCGTCGCTGGGTCTGCGTGCAGAGAAACGTCGGTACTATCCACTTCCCACATCAACTCAAAATAATCACCTGCGTTTAGCTGTAGCAGAAAATTCCATGCTGCGACATTCTCTGTGTTGTTGCCCTGTATGCGGATGACAGTGGCGCTCTGGGTAACATCCGTGCCGTTCTTGCGTAGCCAAATCCAGACGCGGTTGGCGCCGCCGCCTGTATTGATAAACTGCGCGGAGAACTGAATGTTGTAGACATTTGCGCGGTCAACATAGACCCGCGATGTCGGCGATCCGATAGTCACGCCGTAGGATAGTTCGGTCGTGTTGAACGTCATTCCGTAGGCCGTGTTGATAAGGGCGGCCGTTTGGTCTGTCGTGTCGTAGAATGACCCATAGCGCGGCGAGATAAACTCCTTCGGCGGCGGCGTAAGCGCCAGCGCCTGAAGCTGCGACTGGATTACCGCGATGTCGCTCTCGCCAGCAGCCGGCGGCGTCACACCAGCGGCCTGCGCCAGCGCGTTGACCTTGGCGTCCACGTCAGCGGTCGCCGAGCAGCAGTCCGGCGCGCTTTCAGTGATCTGCGTCAGTTCGGCCAGCATGGCGTCATAGGACGCCAGCAGCGCGTTGGCGTCAGGCGCCAGTTCGGTCTGGTCTTGGTTGGTCTGCGTCGCCGTCAGCAGCGACAGAAAGAACCGATACCACTCACGGCTGATCGCGCCGGATCGCGAGTCGATCAGCGCCACGCGCGGCGGCGTAAGAGCCGTAGGGTTGATCGGCGCCGAGGCCATCAGGCCCTCGTCCCGCTGAGCAGCAGTTCGGCGCCCATGATGTAGATGCGGACCGGGTCAGTGCCGGACACCTCGTAGACGCGGTCGCGGATTTTCATCGTCGCGCCCAGACGGCGCCAGATGGTGCGGTAGCCGAACCGACCGATCCGGCCCATCGACTTCCAGTGTTCGTTCGACCATGTATGGCCGCCGTCATCCGACCAGCGCAACATAACCTGTGGATTACTGCCTTGGCCGACGTTCAGCCCGACGCCTGTCTCGCAGTCTAGCTGCATCGAATGCTGGACCGTACGGGCGAGGTTGTTCGCGCCGGTCGGCAGCGCGCGCCACGAGCGCAGCCACTTCTGCGGCTGGCCATCGTCCGAGTACGTTTCGAGGTCGAACTTGTAAATCTTGCCGTTCTGGTAGTCGCCGATGACGTTCTGGCCGTTGAAGAACATCTGGCAGTTACCGCGGTGCCGGTTGAACTGGCCGTTGGCGAATGACGCGCGCTCATGCCATGCGCCGGTCGCCACGTCGAACACCCATGTCGTGTTGGCCGACGGGAAGTTCAGCACGTAAAAGCTGTGGCCATCCTGCTGGTAGGTGTAGCCGACCGCGTCCGACAGGTCGGTATACTCCTGCAACTGCCACTCAATCGCGTGCGTCGAGATGCGCTGGCCGATGTAGCCAGCCGCCCGGTAGACCATGCCCTGACCACGGGCGTCCTTGCCGAGCCAGTAAATCTGGTTGTCCATCTTGGCGATGGAGTACGGCGCAGCGCAGCCCAGTTCATTATAGGCACCCTGAATGCGGGTCAGCGGAAAATCGAGCAGGCCGGCGTCGTACCAGACTTCGGTCGAGTTAGTGCCGAACACCCAGACTTCGCGGTGGTCCACGAAGATAGCCGTGACGTTGTCCGGGTTGCCTTCGGCGCTGGCAAAGTCGAGCGGATCGACGCTGGTGCCGTCCAGCAGTTGCGTCACCCAAATCTTCTGGCTGTTCGGTTCGTTGAACACAAAGTAGCCGTCGATGTAGCCGACCGTCGCGGCGCCGGGGAAGTCCGGGTCACTGATCTGCTGGAACACGTCAGTCTGGGCGTTGTAGATGTAACCCTGCGGATTGGCCGCGATGAACAACTGCGTTCCGTTGTCGGCCATGCTGACCGGCCCGGTGCCCGCCACGGTGCCCTTGGCGACCGCGTTCCAGTTCGTGTCGATCTGGAACAGCGTCGGCCCAGACACGACATAGCCGTAATTGCCGAACGTCCATTCGCCGCGGATCGGACCGATACCGACAGTGGCCAGCCGTGTCAGGCCGGGCGCGCGCTGAAGGAACGCAGGCTCCTTGCCGCCTTCCGGCACGACTTCGGGGAACAGGTTGACCATGCGGTTGTCGGCGGCATTAACCGACCGAGTAACATAAGCGCTGCCCAGAATGGGGGTTTTCATGCTTGATCTCCAACGTATACGGGTTTAATGTCTACGGCATGGAGATTTGGAAACCTGTCCGCGGCTATGAAGGCCTTTACGAAATCAGCAATCTTGCGCGCGTTAGACGCGTAGCGCGAGGCAAGCTGCTTAGCGCCGAGCAAATTGATGTCGCCAAGGATATGTTTGCGGCGGGCAGCACGCTGGGCGACGTTGCTAAATTGTTGAACACCAGCATTACGACTGCGTTTAATATTAAACACGGCAAAACGTGGGCTGGCGATAGCACCGCGCGGCCTGTTAAAACGCACATAGCGCGGGACAACTATGTCCGGTTCAGCCCTTGCAAAGATGGAAAGTACGCTAAGGTAGCCGTCCATCGCGCGATGTGGGAGGCGTTTAACGGCCCCATTCCAGAAGGTATGGAAGTTAACCATAAGAATTTGGATCGCGCGGACAATCGTCTGGACAATCTTGAATTGCTTACGCACCGCGAAAACATTCAGCACGCAATTGACGCGTACAAAGCGCAAGGGCTTTTGCGGGCTGTCAAAGGCACTAAAGGTTTTATTGCCGGAAAACATAGCAAATACAGTCAATAGTTTGAAGCAAAGATATTGTAACGTTGTCTCGTCGCCACAAGGCTGTACGGCATCGCCATGATGTCGTCGGGGTTATTGATCCGCTTGAGGTTGCGCTTGCTGGTCATGGCGATGCGCTGCACCTGACCGCTCGGCTCCATACCGAACTCCGGTGCCATCTCGCAGGCCAGATTGTAGCGGAACGCCCGCAGATAGCCGGGCGGGAAATGAAGCTGCGTGGCCAGCGTGACCGGCGCGGTCAGTTCTTCGACCGAAACGAAGTGCCACTCCAAATCGCGCGTCGGACGCGGGTAGATGAACATCTCCACGTCGGGGAACGTGTTGTTGACGAAGATGACCTGCGGGTACGTCGAAGTCACGGTCTTGACCGCGATACCGTTGTACTGCTGCTGGTTGATGAACTTGATGCCGTAGCTGACGCCGGTGCCGGGGTCTTTGAAATAGGTGCTGTCGTCCAGCAGTACCGGGCGGTTGCCGACGAAGTCGCCGGACGGCCCCAGCGTACGCGACAACTGGCCGGCCGGCCAAATGAACACCTGATCCTGCGTGGCAAAGACTGACAGCCGTTCTGTATTCCAGCTATCAATCATCTGGCGCATGGCATTCAGGGCGTCCTGCGACGTTTCCGCCGAGGGTACTTCGCCTTCTGCCAGAACGCCCAAAAGCCGCAGCGAACCGTTAATGATGTCCCCGGCCGTCGTCATGGATCAGTCTTCCTGCTTGGAGCGCGGGCGTCCTCGGCGCTTGGGTGCCGCCATTTCGTTGACCGGAACGAAGTCCTCTTCGCTCTCGCCATCGTCCGCCGCCGGTTCGGGCGTGGCAGGATCATAGCGTTCCCAGCCGAACATTTCATCATAATTCGCTTCCTCTTGCGAGATAGCGACTTTGGCTCCGTGCTGCGGATGGACCATGTAGATAACAGACATACGTACCTCGTAGTTGTGGGCGGCCCGAAAGCCGCCCACTCTTAGGCGATCAGCCCCAGAGCCTGAAGGCGGCTCTCAAGCTGGGCGACGCGGGTCTGGAGGTTAGCGATAACCGACAGAACCGTGTTGCCTTCGTCCTTGGTGACGAAACCATATGCGCTGGTGTTGATCAAATCCTGAATGGCGTAGTCCGGCGTACCGGGGGCCGTGGACGTGATCGACGTAAGCTGCGTGGTCAGCGCCGCGCCCTTGGCGGTGTAGACCGGGTTAGCGATGGTGGCGCCGTCGAGGTACTGGTCCTCGTAAGCGACACCGATAGGCTTGGTGTTAGGCATTGCGGTAACCTTTCAGTTGAAGGGGGCCGAAGCCCCCTTCGCCATTACATCAGGAACGCCGACCAAGTGGCATCGCCGGTCTTGACGAACTTATAGGTATAAGCGCCAAACCGGGGGACGGTCACCGAGCCGTAAACCGTGATGCCGGTGCCGGCGGTCACGGGAACGGTCGAGGACGAGCCGCTGTTGTTGTTGTTCGTGATGGTCAGGTTGAACGACGAACCAACCTTGGCCGACGGGATCGCAGCGTCAAGCTGCGCGCCGGTGGCGGTGGTGACGGTCAGGGTAGCGTCGCTTGCCTTCTGGCACACGACCAGACCCAGCGCCATGTCGGCGCCGGACAGGGTGGTGTCGCCGGTCAGGGTAGCCGGAACCTTCTGGACGCCCAGAACGGCTTCGGTCAGGTTGCCATCGCCAAGCTGGTAGCCACCAGCACCATTGGGAAGAGCCATTGCAATTCTCCTTAATCAGAAAGTGGCCCCCGGCGAACCGGGGGCCGTGTGTTTGTTTAGCCCCAGAGACGGCAAGCCATCTGCGGACGAATGGTGCTGTAACCGTACAGAACGTCGATACGGCAGGGCATACGGTCGTTGTTGATGTCGTACTGACGAACAACGCGGAGCGAGATGCCGTTGTGCACCTGACGCGAGGCCATGTCGACGCCCTGCGGCAGCAGAAGGTCGGCGGTGGCGAAGGTGATCGCGTCCTTGTGGTACACGAGGTTCTGCGCGTACTGGCCGCCCGAAGCACCGACGAACACGACTGCCTTGCTGTTGCCCGGCAGAGCGTTGACGGTGGCGAGAGCGTGACCAGCCGAGTACATCGGAGCAACGGTGACGTTGCCTTCGCCCGACGAACCCAGCGTCACGTCCGCCAGAGCGACGAACTGGAACAGCGAACCAGTGCTTTCACGGGTCTGCGGGTTGACGGCATAGCAGTCAGCCACGGTGAACACGTCGCCAGCCTTGATGGTGTCGTTGTTACCAGCGCCGGTGATGGCGATGGTGGTCGCACCTTCAGTGGTGACGGCCGCCGAGGTCGAACCGCCGGTGGCATCGCGAGTACCGCAGGTGAACTGCTTGATCGACTGCGACATGTTGATTTCTTCGTAACCAAGCACGCCGGTGCCCATCAGGCCGTTCTTGAACTGCTTGCTGATGGTGTCAGTCGGGTTGAACAGCCCCTTCATGCCTTCGACCAGACCGGCGTTGGCGGCCGGGTTGACGGTGGCATAGCGCGGCGACATCACGGCAGCGTTCTCGTTCAGCTTCTGCTGGGCCTGAAGCAGAACCAGCGAAGTGGCCGGGGTGGTGCCGGGGGTGCCAACCGAGTTGCCGATGGTGGCAAAAGCGTTGGCAACGTCCGCGTCAATCGACGAGGCAAGCTGCGAGATACGCGGCTTGAGCACGCGCTCGGCGAAGTCGTCAAGCTGCATGGTCAGTTCGGCGGTGGTGAAGTTCACACCGATGTGCTTCTGGTTGGCAACGGTCAGCGTGGTGAACTGTTCGTTGTCATCCTGCACCTGAAGGGCAGCACCGTCGGTCACGAGAGCGCGGTCCGGCAGACGGATGCGCAGGGTCGAGCCGATCTTGGCGCCTTCAGTGGCGAAGCTGTCGTCGTACTGACGGTTGACGTTGCGGGTAAGCACGAGGTTGTTCTCCAGAATTTCCAGAGCTTTCCGCGTGATCATGTCGATAGTAAGAAGTGAGTTGGACATGGTAGTGGTCCCAAATTAGCGGTTGCGTAGTGCCTCAGCCTTCTTGATCTGCCGTAGCCGTTCCGCTTCAATCCATTCCGACGTGCTCATGCTTTTGACTGAGCGGGGGTCAGTGGTGTCAAACACGGGTGCGCCAGAAGCGCGCGGCGTAACAGGTGCAATCGGTGCCGGGGCGGTTGAAGTCTTTCTAACCGGCGGATTCGAGGACAGTGAAGCCTCAATCTTTCCGATTTCCTTTGCCTGCAAGATCGGGTGCAATCTGGCGATGCGGTCCGCTTCCTTGGGGTTGGAACCGAGCCAATAGAGGACATCGGGGCCAACATCCGAGGCTTGGATGCTCTGCGCCATGTATTCCGTGACGGGAAGGTTGGGGTTGTACGCGACTTGATCGAAGTCATCGTACTTGTCCCGCGCCGTCTCTTCACGGTCGTGGTACTGTTCGAGCATGGCCTGCTGTTGCCGCGCGGCTTCCCGCTGGGTCAGCAATTCTTCCGCCTTACGTTCGGCCAAAGCCTCTGCGTACTGGTCGTAAGTATCAAACTGCTCCGGGGATAGATCGGCCGCCGGCGTTGCCTTGAGCCTTGCTTCCATCTCCGCAAGCCGTTGAGCCTGCTCTCGTTCCCACTTGCGCTGTTCTCTCGCAAGCCGCTTGCCGACGATGGCGTCCAGTTCTTCCTGAGTGAAGGATTTGGGCGCGTCCTGATCGACAGGCTGTTCTTCCGGCGTTGCGGTTTCAACGGGTTCTGGAGCCGCCGTGGTTTCCAGTTCCGGCGCGGGCACTTCCGCTTCAATAGGGACGGTGTCGTCCATGTGGTTTTGACCCTTTCAAGTCACCTGATGTTCCGCACCAGTACGGTTGTCGGCCAGCGTACAATAAATTTTGTACGCTGGCAATCTCGGTTAGCGGCTACAGTATGTAACTTCCGCTTACAGAAATAAGCGCTCCCGCTGCGGTCAGTGTAATAGGGTTGGTATTTGACACCAGACCTGTCGTGTCGCGGTCCAAAAATATGTCTGATCCGTTAATGACGCCGCCGCCCTTTCGATAGTTCGCGCCGCTACCGTCAACCAGCAAGCAGATAATCTCACGCTGATTGGCAACCGAAGTCACGGGGACGGGTGCGTCAACAGATATGTCACCTGACGCAAGTCCTGTAGTGGTTGAGCCTACGGTCAAAATGGCGGTAAAAGTAATGACGCGCCCATTACGCGTCCATCGGCCGTACAAAGAGCCATTGCCTATGGTTATGGCAACGCCGCCAGCACGGAACGTTGGCGTAAAGTCATGGACTATGTAGTTGTAAATACCGACCGCGCCAGCGGCGCCACTGTTATCTTCATATCCGGCGTTCATTTCGCCGGTAAAATGATACGCGCAGTTAGGCGCAAACGTGACCAGCGAACCAACAGCGGCGCCAGTAAAATCGCCAGAACCCTTTAGAACGTAACCGGCCGGGCCAGCCCACCGCCCCGCCGCAACATGAACGCCGCGCGTGTTGTCGGTAAATTTGCAGTCAAATACCGTGGAACTTGTGACATAAAAGTCGTTGCAAGCGCCGAAGTCAAAGCTGCAATATCCTGCGGAATTGAAGCCTACAAAATTAATCGGGCTTCCGCCAATAAGCCCCGGATTGTCGTGCACAACTGCGTAGTTGTTGGTGCCAGTCGCACCATCGACGCGCCATGCGTCCACGTTAAGCCAAAACGACCGCGATCCGCTCCCATTCGCGCCCGCCGCCGTGAAATGAATGGGCGTTCCGCCGGCTGCGTTTATGAAGCGGCAGTTGGAAACGGACTGATTGCCATTCGATAGCGGAACGTCAATAATACCGCCGGTATTCGTGCCGCCGTTGCCGTCCCATGTCATGTCCTGACAGCCAACACCGTCAAGAAAATTAGCCATGTAGCCGCCGTTAAAACCCCTTTTCAGGCACGGCGAGTATCGTCCCGGCCCTTGCAAGGTCGTGTTGGCCGGAATGTCACCGAGAGAACTGCCTAGACGATAAAAACTAGCAGGTTGAGGGAATACTACGACCCCACCTGCCCCGGCAGCAAGCGCCGCCTGAATAGCAGCCGTATCGTCCGCCACACCGTCGCCTACAGCGCCGTAGTCCAGCACATTGACTGGAGCACCTTCAATCACCGAGTAAGTTGCTTTGGTTAACGCCATGGTTTAAAACCTTATACAGATGTGATGGTTTGCCATGCGGCGCCAGAATAAACGCAGAGTTTTGCAAGCGTCGTATCAAAAACAACAGTACCGGCAGCAGGTGTGATTGCTGTCTTTTGGGCAGTCGTCATGTTCGGAAAACGGACGCCCTTTGTCGTTGACTGAACATCAAGAATAGCGGCAGCATCGGGCGAACTTGTTCCGACACCTACATTTCCGCTTCCATTAACAATCACGCGCTCAGTTGGCGTGGTGCCAGTTATGATCCGTACCCCCGCCGCAACGTCGGTTCGGCACGCAATAAGAAGGTCACCTGCGATACCGATAGAACTATTGCCGGTTGCAATATACCCCTGAACTTGCCCGGCAGGAATAGCACCTAAGGAAGTGCCTTTAATTTGTACCCCCAAAACGTCGGTGCCATCGGCGGAACCGACAATTATTTGGTCGCCCACTACGTTAAATTTGCTGGCTGGAGATGCTGTCCCAACGCCGACATTGCTGCTTGCGTTAATCGTAACAGCGGTAACCGAACCGTTTACGCCCAATCCCAGCGCAGTTGCGCCACCTGTAGTGACGCCTTTGCCAGCGGTGCCGACGACGAGGTTGCCGGTGTTGACCGTAACGTCGCCGCCTACGGCAGTAAACCGCAGCCAATCATACGCAGAGTCCGCATTCCGAAGCGAAACACCGCTATTGCTGACCCCAGTGACACCCTGCTGAAGCGTGAACGACGTTGCGCCAGCAACGTTGCTTTGGGCAAGCAGGCCGCCAAATTCGCCCGACCCAAGAATATGGAACGAAAAGGTCGGGGTGGTGTTGATGCCAGCGCGTGTGGCCGTCACCTGAATGGGGGCCAGCACGTTGTTGACGGTAGCCTTTACGGTTGTGCCGCCCTGCACGATGGGAAGGACTTCAGTCCCCGCAAGCGGGGTTGTTGCAGCGGTAAGTTGAGAGATTTTCTTGTCGGCCATGTCTAGCTTTCCTTAGCCTACCGTCAGAATGAACAGCGTAACGGGCTGCTCACTGCCGCTGTTGTTTTGGATGGAAATTTCATTGGCCGCGCTAGACCAAATACGAAAATCGCCGGAGCCGGGGTTGCTAGTCGTACCTAGCGTAAATGCAGCACTCTTAGCGATCTGCGTGTTCACTGCGTCAGTGGACGAAAACAGGGCATACTGATCGCCGTTGCCGACAGCCCCAGCTACAGCCAGAATAAATGCGCCGCCCCAGACCTTGCGGACAGGGACAGTAGCTGTAGCGCCGTCTGCGATGATTTTGGTAATGGTTTCGCTATAACCTTTCAGAGCCTGATTGCCGTCAACAACGACGCGGCCAAGAACCGTGCCTTGATTGGTATAAAAGCCCGCAGGGTTGATCGGGTCGCCGGCGACATTGGAAAAGCCGGGGTTATTGCGCGCCGATACGGTGGCGGTCATTTCGGACCCCGGTATCTGCGTACGCGCCACGCCGGGCGTGTCTGCGCCATCGTAACGGTTGCCGATAATTTCAACCAACGCGTTGGGCGAACCAACGCCACCCCAGCGAACATACACGAGCGCCTTCTGGCTGGTCACGCTGTTCACAATCGTGTTCAACCAGCAATTCGACACCCGCGCATAGTTCTTAGAGCCATTGCAGATAAAGCTCAAAAACTCTTTGATCTTGCCGTAAACCCGCACGCCGTCGATCACTACGGATGACAAGTATCCGGTATTCGGGAAGGTCTGGGCAAAACCGTCAAGCGTAGTCGTGCTGTCAACGTAAACCGTGCAGTCACGCACATTCATACCGCTTTCACCGTAAGACGCACCACCAATCACGCGGGCGCAAAAGCTAGGCTGAAAGCCGTTGCGGTAATCAAACGTGCAGGATGCCAGCGACAAGGAGCCAGTCTGGCTGTCCACCTCTGTATTGCCTGCGCCGCCAGTGAGGCCCTCGGTGCGAAGAAACTTGCTGTCCCGAACAACGGTGTCGCGGCACTGGGTCTTAATTGACCGACCATAGCAGTTCACGAAAGAGCAGTTGCTATCGACAACCAGCAGGCTGTCTGCCTTACCGGCGTCGCTGGCGTCATCAGGAACAAAATAGCCGATACCGTCTTGGTCGGACGTATATGCCAAATCGCTGCTGTAGACCTTTTCGATCTTCGTGCCGTTCAGAGCAACGCGGCGAGTCCACTTGGTCGATCCGTCAAGCGAAACGTTAATACCGGCAACCCCAGAAACGCTAGGTGTGCCAGTTCCGGCAGGCATCTCACAATCGTAAATATAGCAGTTGTTGAACTCTGCAACGTCAAACGAACCTAGCACATAAACGGCCATTGCGGCACCAAAAATGGCCGCTTTTGCGACCCGCTGTGCGGTCACATTGTTAAGAGTGAGCGTGCAAGCTGAAGTCATTACCCCGCTGCTGGCAACCTTCAGCGCGACGTTGCACAGCTTGCCGCCGTCAAAGTTAAGCCCGGACAGAGTAATGTTGATTTTGGCGCTTGTCGTGATGACCACAGCGGCGGCAACGTGCGCGCCATCATATATTACAGCGGCGCTGTTACCGATCCAGTTTACATCGTCAGTGGCAGTGGCCGTAACTGCCGAAGTAATGCGATACGTGCCATTACCCCAGTTTAGCGGCATTCCGGTGTTCACAGCGGCCTGAATTGCCGCCGTGTCGTCCGCTACGCCGTCGCCAACCGCGCCGAAATCTTTGACTGAAACGTACTGTTCAAGACGCGCTTGAACCGTCTGGCCCGCAGCGCCTGTAGCTGGGTAAGTATACCCTACTGTGCTGGCGTCGACAGCGCCGGTCGTCACCTGCACGGCCGTAGTGAACTTGACCTCGGCACCAACGTGCAGACCAGACGTGAACGTCACGGTGTCGCTGTCAGTTTCCAGATAGCTGTCGCCGACGTACTGGTTCACACCGTCGATGTAGACCGACAGCGAGTTGGTGCCGGGCGTGTAGTTGATCGTCGACAGGTTGAACACGGTCTGGCCGGCAGTGGCCGTGATGACCTCTTCCTGCACCGTGTAGTTGACGAAGTTCGAGTTGACGCCGGTGATGTTGTCGTAGGTGCCAATCAGCACCGCCAGCGACGTTTCGATGACGAACTTGTAGATCAGGCTGTCGGTCAGCCAGATTTCCCCGCCCGGCACGCGCCCCGCGCTATCCAGCACGATGGGGTTAGCGTGCGGCGTGACACCCAGCGCGCTGGTATAGGTCGCCTGCGGCGTGGTCGTGCCGGCGGCATAGGTGTAAATCTTGCCCCCGGACAGTGGCTGGCCGTTGTTGTCAAAGAACTGCGCCGCGAAGCCGCCGATAGGAGAGGGATTGACCGACATCTAGTTACTCCAAAAGCAGCAGGCCCCCGTCCTCTTGGACGAGGTTGTCACCGATCTCGGTCAGCAGATTGCCCTGTACAGTCGCGTCCGCGTAGCCGGACAAGAAGCTGATGATGCTTCCCAGACCGAGGGCGATACCGTTGCGAAGGGCGCCTGCAAAACCCATGCGTTACGCCTTGTTGATCGGCTTGCAGTAGACAGTGCCGTCGTTCGACACGCGGATCGCGCTGACGCGCCACGGCGCGCCAGTTCCATCCAGCGGTACGGCGAACGGGATCGGCGTGAACGGCGGGATCGGGGTGCTGGCGGTGGTAGCCACCGCGCCGACGCCGACTTCGACGTAGCAAGCCTGATCCGACCAGACGACCACGCCCTGCGGGCCGGGCAGCCAAGCCGTAGTGTTGCCAGCCGTGCCGGTATAAGCCACCGAGTAGGCCGGGTAGTCAGTCTTATCTAGGGGGTTCAGCAGTTCCATGACTTACCTCATGCCAAAAATTTGAGTTTGTAGAGGGTGGTGTAATACAGCCCGAAAATCTCGTCGATGATGTTCTGAAGCGGTGTGCAGTCCTTTTCGACCACCTTATACCGCATTTCCTCAAGGTCTTCTACCTGACCTTCCAGAAACTCGACCACGTTGTTGGTCTTCTTGGCTGACATCAGCGAAATCGGCCCGATCAGCCCGTACTTGCCCTGATAGGCTTCCGCGAACTTGTCCGCCAAGTCGATGATGCCGTCGTAGAACTCGTTCAGAGCGACGTGCTTGGCGTAGCTGCGCGTGTTGAGATGCGCGGAATGCGTGACATCCCGCGCCAGAAACAGCATCCCGACGAAATCGTTACATTTGCTCATTTTCAGCCGTTCCTTCGGGCATTTCGGGCATCATAGGCATTTCGGGCGCTTCCATTTCTGGGGCTTCCATTTCCGGCATTTCAGGGCCTTCAAAACCCTCGTTTTCCGGCATTTCGCGCAGTTCGGGCGCTTCGCCGATCAGGTCGCCAGTGTCCAGCGCGGCCGCAATCGTGCCCATGACTATATCCTGAATTTGTTCGGGTGTCATGCTGTTCTGCACGGCGGCGATGCGCTTGGTTTCGGCGTTGTAGGCGTCGATCTGCGACTTGTAGCGGTCGATCTCGACCTTCTGCTGTTCGGTGCTGTCCTGAATGTTCTGCAAGATGTCGGTGACGCGGTTCAGTTCCTGCGTCATGGCTTCGATCTGCTGCTGCGCGGCCATCATTTCGGGCGACTGGTCGCCTTCCGACAGCACCTTCGGGTCCAGAATCTTCTTGAACCGCGCCGCCATCTCCTGCGCGCCCGGCCAGTCCATGTTCTTGATGAACAGGTCGCCGGCCACCGTCCAAAGCTGCGGGTTGGCCTGCAAAATCTGGCTCATGGCGTCCAGCGCT